GTCTTGTGATCGATCCAATTACCAGCATATTCACTTAACGCAGCGCGATAGGCATCATCGGCTTCTTTACGTGTTAGAGCTTTTATACCCTCCCACTCTTCATCTTCTTTTGCCCATTGCGCACCTAAGTGTGCATCTGCTTTCTGTTGGGCAGCACGCTTCAGCCTTTGGTCACGTGCATATTCAGGATGTAACTTGGAAGTTCGTGCAGTGTGTCCCTTCTCTAGATAAATCTCGCCTGTTTCAGCATCAACGTAATCATCCCAAGCAAGTTCACTAGGTGGCATGGCACCGATCGTCTTCTCGAGCTCACCCAACGACAACTCAATGAATTCTTTGATAAGATGATTTGTATTCATTGAAAATCTCACTTGCGATTTTGCGTTGGTACAGCAAATTCAAAATCATTCAACATGTCTTGCACTGCCAACAAACGATCTTGAAGATGTGATTCTTCTTCACGAAGTTTATTCAACTCTTTTTTAACGTCTGATTTACCCAATTGAACTACGTCAAAATGCATGGGATCGAAACCGTCAATGTTGTCTTCGAAATGAAAGAAGGCTTCATCGTCACCCATCGCAGAACAAACTCCAACCAATGAACGCTCTAGATAAGCGCCATATACGATCTGTTTGCCACTTGCTTCAACTACAAGTTTCTTAATGTCTTTAACTTTGATTTTCATTTTCCACCCTGTTTTTCAAGCCAAGCAACTGTTGAACGCAACGGCGAGAACCTAATCATGGCATCATCACGTAGTTCGCAACGTTCTAGAACGGCCTTAAGCAAGCGCTTTTCGTCGATCGCAAAGCCAAACGATTTATTACCACGAACGTATTGGCGAACTGCTGGAACTTGCCAATTTGTATCGATGTTAAGACGCCCGTAATCCATGAAGATGTTTTCGGCGATGTCTTCATACCAAACATCTGATAACTCTTCTTCTTCAAGAGATTTGGCGGCATCTCCCATACGCTTTTCGCCATACATGTCAAATGGCTCGTCAGCGACTTTCGGTTGTGCTAGCCCGGCTTCAGCCAACATCTTTCGCTTTTCTTTATAGATCGTGCGTAACTGATCATCCTTGGGAAAGCGTACCAATGATTCTTTGATAACATCAAGTGGAAGGCGGTTAGCTGCTGCTGACCTTACACGATCATCTTGATCAAGACTAGCTTTCGCTAAAAATCGTTCAGGGGCAAAGCGCGCGCCTAAACGTCTAACTTCAGGTTTCTCATGTTGCAGAGCCTGAACAGCTAATGTCGTATCAAACGAAATGCTATCACCTCGACCAGTTCGTTCTAGAACGTTCAACCGATCATTTGCCGCTTCAGCAATGACGACAATGTCATTTGAAGGAACGATCACGCTTCCGAAAGCCTTAGAGACCTCGGTGAGAAACGCAACCTTAAAGCGTTGTTCCTCTTTAGCGTCTTTCACAACGTTATTAAGCCTCTTTACAGTCAATCCACGCATGTCGCTAAGTATTGCGCAACATTAAACTTAGCGACATGCGTACGTTTTCAGACAACTCGATCATCAGCCTTTGGGATGTAACAATCCCAATCAGCATGCCAAACGTTTGATCGATATACGTCCCAATAGTGCAATGACGTTGGCGTTGCCGGACGCTTTAGAATTTTCATTCCTGCTTCTTCCGGCGTCTTGTCAGCTTTTCGCTTGTTACACGACTTGCATGAAGAAACGCAATTCAACCACGAAGTCAAACCACCACGAGAACTTGGCATAACGTGGTCGATAGTAATCGAATCGTTATTAAGCTTAACGTTACAGTACTGACATCGCCAGTCATCCCTATTGAACAACACCTTCTTGCGAAAGCGCGGCGGTCGCCACTTCTTGTGAACGCGTTTGTAAAGCCTCATCGTCGCGGGAATATGAATACTAGTCGACGGGGATCTGAACTCTTCATCCCATTGTGACGGTTTTCCGTCCAACCCGTCTATAACCTCAGCTCTGCCCTTGTAATACAAGGTAATCGCGGCACAATCAGAAATGAATCGAAGTGGAGTGAAATCAGCGTTAAGAAGAAGCGCTCGTCTCATAAGCATATCTTATCACTTCGCAGACTGCTTTTGCACAAACGTCAACGCGAGGAAACATTAACGAGCCTATAATCGCAATCATATCGCTTTAAAAAAGCAGTTAAATCGTGTGACGTTATGCCAGTTACAAAACCAGCATAAAACTCACTCATCACAGACGAAATATCCTGAACATGATCAATTCCTAAAGCGTGACCAAATTCATGGGCTGCGATAATCATTTCAGACGTATCAGTCTTTAGGCGGTCTTCGACTAGCCATAAGACCGCCACATCACTGCTAGATTTACTTTCGCGTAGGCCAAGCAAGGTATTATGGTTTTCACGATCCCAATTCTTAACCCATCCCTCATGGCTTAAAACGCGTTTAAATAAAACAGAACGTTCAATAACACCATTTTTCAGACCGAATGACGAAACCGGTTTTATCGATTCATCATAATGTTTTAATTGCCACGTTAAAAGCCCATGCGTTGCTGTTTCCCAAAGTCTAATCCCGGCAATTATGTTAACCCACTCAAGTTCTGTAAATTCGCTAGAGATATAGACCGAAACGTTTACAACTGGTTTTGACAGGGGTACTGCTACCAATTCAGGTATGATGTGGGGAGTTACACATCCCAACCCGATCATGATTGGGAATCCTGTCAATAACGACACTAATGAGCGCCTTAGAACGGACAACGTGTTCCTTATTTTTAAGTAACACGTTCTTCGTCGTTGCTGATCATAATGATCTTTTTTTTGTCAAAAATGACTGATATCAAACGTTAACGATACGCTGGCCCACATCGACAAGAATCACAGCCTTCGCAACCTTGACATCGCCCTAACGCATTGTCAAGCAATTGTAAACAACGATTGACTTCATCAAGTTCTTGCTTGACAATATCAAATTGTTTCATTTGCCCAATAAGGTCACTCTTTCGAGCTAGCAAATAATCTCTTGTCTTTGAGCTCACACAAATGGCTCCATCATTGCTGTCTGGTTCTCAGACCGTCGTTCAACAATTGGACCAGAACCAGTCAACTGTGACAGTCTCGTTGAACAACGATCTAGCACGTTCTCAGCCATCTCCCATTCTTTTGTTGCAGCAATCTGTCGACGGAGATTTCGTGCCTTTTTGTCAGTAGAAAGTCTCGCTGCACCTTTACGTTCTGCGCGTTGTTCAAATCGATCTTTACGTGATCCAGCGTTCAAAAAGATACGCGTAAAATGACCAACCCAACTATGAAGTTGTTCAATTTCTTGTTCAGGCGTCTGTTGAACTCTCGTCTCGGGCAATTCGCTCTGTTCATTCATCATTCAAACTTACCTCTTTTACTGGACATTTTACAACCTCTTCGCTAAGAGGTGTACCAAATGCTGTCACCATCGCTTCAACATACGATTTATCACTGTCAATTACGACAAACTTACGACCTAACTTTTTGCATGCACCTGCTGTGGTACCAATGCCAGCGAATGGATCAATCACCCAATCACCTTCGTTCGTATGTACTTCAATAATGATCTCGTGAAGACGCTGTTGTTTTTGCGTTGGATGTTTCTTGCCTCGAAACATCTCGTTAATGTCAGTCCAAACGTTAGTGCGTCTATAGAACTCACTCTTTGCAGGATACTTCGCATTATAGCCAGCATAACCACGCTTAACTGGAAGTAGAGGAATGTTGAAACACGCTGGCTTTTTAGCATTTCCTTTCACAAAATACGCTAGTTCTTCACGCGTCCAAAGGTAATTGTTCTGAACACCATATCCACGTTTTTTAGACCACGTAATCTGATTCGCTAATTCGAATTTTTCCAAGACCTCAGTGTTAACAACGTAACGCATGAAAGGTCGAAATCCGGGTTTTCCAAGCCCGCCCCACGTATAAAACGCGCCGCCTTTAACAAGGCACACGTCTGACCAATCTTCAGTCCAGCTCGTCATCCAATCTGCAAACACACTATCATCAGTAGTGATCCGATCCCATGTTTGATTAACGATGTTTCCATATGGAGGATCTGCTATGATTAGCTTGACTTGTCCTATGTCATTAGCAATCCATGCATGCAATGTCGGATCACAAGAATCACCGTGAATGACGAGGCCGTCAGCATAACGATGAACAACAAACTCACTTAACATTGATTGTCTCATAAGCGCAAGGGCTTCCGTAACTGGCGCCGGCAACGCTCACTCGAAGGTTTGGCGTTATCTGACCGTCAAATGATCCATGAGTGTGACCAGCCAAAACGCGAAAGTTAACGTTCGGATACGATCGCGAGGCGTCTAACAACATATCACCCATAAGTTTAGACGTGAACCAAGGCTGGGCATAACGATCGCCTTTTTCCCCTTGATGCATGTGCGATTCTTCAAATGGTGGGATGTGAGTCAAGACGATAATTTCCTTGAACGTTTTCGCAGCAGCCTTTATAGATGAACGCACATGCATAACAGATTCCTTTGCAAGCTTTTGAAATTCCTCAATAAGCCCGTATTGATCCTTTACGCCACCGGTGATATTCATATGAACGTTTCCACCAGAGAACTTCACAAAATCCTTGATGTATACCCAATCAGCTAGCATAAAACGCGAGTTCTTAGCATCTCCATTTAGACCATCATACCAACCGTCATGACCGATTAAAGCTGTCGTAGAAGACAGAATTATGTACGGCGTCGTCGGCATATATCGCAAAAATGACGAGACGTTTGACAACTCATGCATTTGCTTACGCACAGTTACTATGTCACTATCGTAATAGTCATGGTTTCCTAGAACGAATCTGACTGGTCGCTGAACAACGCGTTCAACAGCTGAAAGGTGATAGATCAATCGTCGAGCGTTTGAAATGTCGCCGGTGATAAAGACGCCAACCGGATCATCTTTTACGAGTTCAGTCGCAAATGCTATGAGTCTTTCGTCAGTGTCTATGTGATCAAGGTGTATGTCAGAACACCAAACATGTCTCGTCATACGATAATTCTATCACAAAAATACCTTGTTTTTCACTTCATTTTCAAGGTAAGCAATAGCTTTTCATCAAATGGAAAAACAGTTCCGTCTACTTTCGTCTTCATGACCCACACCGTGAATTTTTTTCTATTCTTAGCAATGATGTGATAAATGTATCTCTCTGCACCGGTCATTGTTGGCCACGCTATAGGTCCGGACAAGATCTGAAACGTTCCATATGGTTCTGGAAAGACACCATAAAAATGTCCGTTATCATCGTGTGGTTCACCAATATGCCAACAGAGAATTTCTTTATTAACTTTTTTATTTCGTTTCCAATAATGTTCATCTAACTTGATGACATCACCTGGTTTTAACGTCGTTGGTAAGATTCTCTTCTTCATAACAGAACTATACGACATCACACAAACATCGCTTCAAACGCACCCGGAACTAATTGATTCGGAATGATAACTCGATCGTGCCAATGTTCCTTTTGTTCAATAATCGAATTTGTAAACGATTGCCTAACGTACTTGTATCGACCAATGACTCGATCACCGTCTTCAGCTTTAATGTAAAGACCTTCCATATCAGTCGATTTGTCAAACGTTGTCATGAGCTTGAATTCATCTTCTTCTGGCATCATGGAATCATTTGATAACGCGCCAGCCTTTATCGCTTCGTACAAAAAACGATGTTCTCTATCATCTGTGACAAATGCAGAACGCGTGATAAGACTCGTTAGGTCTTCAATTCGTTTGATGCTGCCTTCCTTGATCACACGAACTGATGAGATTGGACACCCGACCAATAGTTTCTTACGAGCTGACGTCGATAAGAATTCATTCGTCTTTGTGTCAAGAATGTCAAACTCCATAAAATAGTGAGGGAGCGCATCATAATACATGGTGTGTTTTGCTAGCATCCATTCGCCATACATCACGAACCTGTCTCCAAGAACTTTAAAGAAAGTTTCCTTATGACAGGATGCCCACTGTTTTAGAAGATCAAACTGTTTTTCTCGAGGCCCTCCACGGAGGTAGTGACCTCTTGATTGCAATAGTAACTCACCATTTGAAGAGAAGCTAATGCCACAATTTGAGCCATCGATTTTTTCCTCTATGACGAGGTGTTTTCCTATTAGTTCTTTAAACGGAGCAGCTTCAAGATCATAATCATCGCTTTGAAAGCGTGAACCTCTGACATGTCTTGTGCGTGGAAATTTACGAATATCAATCATGATATTGCAACTTATACGTCACCGACGATAATTTTCGCATGAGGAGTTCCTCCAATATCACGTTCGTACCAACCCATCGTTCCGGGAAATTTTCCTTCGGGATGAGCACCAAACCACGTGATTTTCCTATCGCCAAGGAGTGATCTGACTTTCATTTCATCCTCAATTGGCTTAATCCCTAACTTATTAAGAGTGATATGCGCTGGTGCATCAGAAACCTCTGCCCACCAGCCATTCGTAAACAATTGCTTCTTAAGCGCCATCAAGTGTGATTTTGCTTCACCACTACCATCAGTCGCTGTTACGCCTAGCTTCATGCCGTTGCGTTGATTGCCGCCTACGAAAACGTCAATATCCGGATCATCATCAACATCAGCAACAATCAAATCAGAATATTCTGTAGAGATATCATCTGAAGAACGAATCTTATGATTTCCTCCAACTTTTTCATACGATTTTGTGACCATGTTGACTAACTCAGGTTCAATCTCGTCGACAAAACTAGTCCCTGCCTTAAGATAGAAATCTTTATTCTTTTCAAAAGAAGCTTCAATAAGACGTCTTAGTCCACGAATCGTTGTTCTCATATCTTAAATAGATCACAATATTGTGATTAAAAAGTAATCTGAACGTTATTCAATCGACTCTCAATCGCTTCAATGCGTTCTCGCAACGACTTTATGCAAACCTCTTGTGAGTGAGGTACATCTCGTTCAGACAAACGTTCTTCACACCCATCACAATAAATCTGTTTAATCTCAGCATCAAACTCTGCTGACGTTGCAGATCGCGTCTTACATCCAGCACATGTCTTGCATACTAACTGAACTTGGCAATCATAATATTGATATTGATCATTTTTTCGAGGTTCATATGTGAACTTAGCAAAAGACCAAACATGTCGACATTTTTTCTTTTGATTATTGACCGGCTTAGATTTCACTGACACTCCTTGTCGTTTAGATGAACCTTAAGGTATTCAATAAGGTCAGCCCGTTCACGATCGTCGATCACTGTGAATTCATGACCAGTGTTTCGCATACCGTTAACCCGAGTATCAACCAATGACGTATGTGGAAGCGATGCTTCCTTGAAACCCAAGACGTTAGGATCGTATTCGACGCTTCCAATTCTAAACGTCACTGAACGATCAATCGATCGCTTCAAAAGCTCATCGATTGATTTGACAGAGCCGTTGTGAAGAAATGGAGCAGTCGACCAGATTCCCTCAAGCGGACGAGCTGGCAATTCATTACAAGTCATCCCGCGCCAGACGACAGGAAGTCGACCTTCTTCAAACTCAGTATGACCACTGTGCCCTAATGCTTTCGCCTTGACTAACTGCGTAACCGGTGCAACAAGATCTGGTACTGAATCGTAACCTTCAGTCGTGGCGTTAACGCCTTGACAATACGTAGCATCTGTGCCCACATCATACATCCGGAACGCTAATGAACCACGATCATCCCCATGATCGTATGAGTGACACGAAGAACACTGACGCTTGTACGTATAGCAACCTCGATTCGCTTTCACGAGATCAACCTCACCCAAGAGATCAGCCGGCCAAATCGGCGGTGCGATAGTTTCATTAGCATCCTGAATCACACCAAGTGCAGTGACATCAATTGTAACTGCATGGGTCTCCCAGTCAACATCACCTAAAAGTGCCATTCCTTGAGCGATATTTCGCTCCAGCATCGAATTCGTAACCTGTGACCAAAACACCCACTTACGCTCGCGATAATGAAAGATATCAGGTGCAGTGATTGGTCCGCCAATCGGAACGATGTCATCGCTATCGAGACCAACGAATTGAGTTCCGAAAAGGGCACGTGTTGTGACCCACGGATTAGACGTTCCCATTGGAAATTCAGGTGAATCGCTAGAACCTGAAGCACGACCAATCAATTGAGCAACTCGCGACGTTAGATAGGCAGCAAATTCACCACGTGAATCGAGATGATCAATCGTCGGATAAGCATCAACAAACTCATCAACATTAACTGTTGAAACATCACCCTGCGAAAGACGATTCGCTTGGGTTTCAGACAATAGATTTGGTTCTTCACCTGTGTTACGTGATGAGAGCCCAGAATCTTTTGCGTGAGCTAGCCACAACTCTTCGAACGCTTTGGGATTTGCCAATGTTGCAATGAGCGACTTAATCATCTCGCCAAAGAACACGTTGACTGTCATCAAGTTTGGTGCACCCGGCACAGTGATCCATTTTTCGCCATTGCTAATTGCACCAACGTGACACGCAGAACATGTCAATCCGACCATCGGCACGTACACGTCCTCAATCATCGGCGATGAAGTAACGCCAAGTGGTAAATACGAACCGTCAGGATCAGGCAACATTCCAAATCGTTCTGGGCGCATGAACAACGGTTCATCAATGAGTTCAAGCGTGCCCTTTCCCGGGCGCTTTAGATTATTGACGACAGAAGTTGGAAGGTATCGCAAATTCTCTGACATTCGCATCCAAGGTGCGATTGGCTCACCAACATACTTTCCCTTTTCAAAGGAACGTTCACGAGCTTCTTGAGGAGCAGGTGATGCTCCGTCACAATCAAGAAATTGCGAAACAGGGATTGCAATCACAAGAATCGCACCAAGCCCCATGCCTAGAAGCTTTCGGCCAAATGAACGATTATCTTTTGTGGTTTTATTTTCTTCAGTCATTGTCAGGTCAATCTACTCAATAAACCCATGAAGTTCATGTGCCTTTGTTTTGACGTTTCTTAATGATCGTTCTCAAGAACAAATTGATTAACGATCCGCTATGAATCGCTATTGTGATCTGTCTTCGGATCACTCATCACTAGCGCCGTGAATATCACGCATCGGTGCATCTAACACCCTCTCAAGAATCCGAAATGGTTCTGATTCAAGATGTTCAGACCAAAGATCTTGCATGTCATCAAACGACGATTTTTCAACATCAGTAACAGTGAAGAGTTCATCGCCATTTGCATCGATGAATCCCAAAAGTTCTTCTTTCGTGAGGTTTTCGATTGCAGTGTTTGCTAACTCTCGCGTTGAATAAACACCAAGGACGCCAGCCTCAGCAAAATCATCATTCGACTATTCACCGCCATTCGTATGCACAATAAACAAGTTCATGTCATTCTCCCGTCTTCACCAAGACTGTATTTCCAAAATGAACGAAATGTTCTAGCTCGCCTACTTCAAGGTAATGATATCGCTCGTGCGAAACCTTGGTTGCTTTTACCTCGATCGTTCCGTGTTCATCCTCATCGACGCCTTCGACAACGCGTGTTACAATTCCTTCTAAACCTTCAAAAAATCCTCCAACGGTTTTGACCCGATCGCCTACCTTGATATCATCATTGTTTTTCATCTTAAAAATTTCCATAGTTAACTTGGAAACGTAGTCAGACGTTCTGAGACTAGGTTTGATCTTTCCCATTCCACAAATTCATCTTCTCTTATTCGAACTAATTTTTTAGAATGTTCTAAAAACCATTTATCTTGATCGCGATCGCGCTTCCATTTTGAAGCAATATCTTGCATTCGTTTCGTTGTTGGATTTTCAAGTTGTTCTTTTGACAAATTCAATCCGTGCCAATAAACACCATCAAATTGGATATAAGTCTCTTGAGAAGGAATGTAAAAATCAATCATCCAACCATTAACTGAATGTTGATGAATGACCTCTTTAAACAGTTCTCGTAGCGCCATCAAACATCGAAACTCAATTTTTGAAACAAGACCTTTTCCATTCGTAAGAAAAGATTTGAATCGTTTTTGTTGAATTTCTTCAGATTGCATTGGGTGTTCAACGCCGTAATTTTTCAATGACGTTGCAATTTTTTTAAGTTTAACGTCGCTGCGTTGCGATGGATTGTCAACGCCATATTTATGAATATGATTTTTACGTATACGTTCACGAATCACAGGCGATGATAATGGATTATTAGCTGAATAACGTTCAATACAAGTCTGTTTCGTACGCTGTTTGATGTCTTCAGACTTTTGTGGATTATCGACGCCATAGCGTTCAATCATTGTCTGTTTTGATTTTTCTCTAATTTCAGAATTTCCCCAAACGTGGGACGTTCCAAATTTTTCAATATTTGCAAGTTCGATTTTTTCACGAATTGCCGGAACTCGCCATGGACTATCAGCGCCATGACGCTCTACCATTGTGCTCTTGATTTTTTGTTTCACGCTAGCATTTTGCCAAGAACACTCAACGCCATAGCGTTCAAGCGTCGTTTGTTTAACTTTATCTCGCACTGAAGCTAGCTGACTCACGTTTTCAACGCCATATTTTTCAAGCAAATTTGCTTTAACGGTTGCTCGAGATGCTTTTGAAGCACATGAACGATTACAACCATTCGTTTTTGATTTTGATTTGCTAAAAACTGCTTCAAATTCTTTCAAGCACCAATCACATCGATAAAGCCAAATGCAACCTTTGATTTGTTGTAAAAGCATTCTATAACTAGTTTGCTATCATCAAAAACGATTAAAAATTTCCATAGTTAACTTGGAAACATGTTAAGCCAAGTTCTCGCCAAAGCGAAACAACTTGGTTCCGGTCATCCAACACAAACTTAACGTTGAACTTCCCAAGCACGTGTTGCTCATAAAGTTCTTGCTTGATGATGCTATCTTTTCGTTGATCAGTTTTTTCTAGATCAGACTCACCTCGCATGTGAAGCTCATACGCAATGGGTCGATCAGGTGACACGATATTCGTATCAAGTTCGTATTCGTTCGTTCCCGCAATCGTTTTGATTGTTTGTGGAACGCGGCAATACTTCTCAATGAAGCGCTCTGTTTCTGGGCGATATTTTACGTCGCGACCCGACATGAAAATGACACGAACGCCCTTGGCATACATTGCCATCACACAGTCGATAACTGGTTGATTTGGGAAATCCTTTACGTCACAATCAGTTGCATCATAAGGCGTACGATCACCAATGATTGCCAGCGTTCCGTCGAGATCACAAAGAATCACGTCAGGCAACTTAGGATCATAGACGGGTGCAATTCCAGACGAAGTTGCCCTTGGCGCATAATACACCTCCTTATCGCGAAGCGTTCCCTTGCGATCGAGACCTGCACCCTTTGCCATTCCCGTGATGATCTTTTCACCAACTTGCGCAAAACCTGTTCGCTTTGCATCACGTGCGATGCACTCTTCAATCGAAACGTTAAACGCCTTCTCGATGACCTTTACGTCGCCAATCGATTCGAACAACTTGTGAAACTTATTGACAGTGTTCTTGACGAGATGCGTGTCATCGAGGATGACATCAAACCCATCCTTGAATGCTTGTTTGATGAGTGTTTCCTTGAACGACCTGATGAGGTCTTCACGGGCTAGGCTTCCCTGATGTGGGTTATTTCCTGGACCTGCGACCATTGCGCGAAGGTCGTCTCGATTGATTCTTACAAACCTTTTGGGTTCCTTTCGAACGAGTTCAGACGCAAAAGACGATTTTCCGCTAGCGGGAAGCCCGCGCAGGATGAATGCTGTTCTCATTGTTATGACATCCTATCATTAAAGATTTGTCTAATTCACTATTTCCTTCAATACCAACAGATTAGAAGAAATGGGCCAAGACCGAAGTATTCAATACAATGATCATATTTCTCCGTCACTCGACCCCAAATCCAACCGAAATAACATCCCTCTTCTTCGTTTTTTGGGATGATGCTGTATTTCTGGAAATAGACGTCCTGATTACCTTTTTTCACGCCAAAGTGAACTGACGAGCGCTTGAAATGAAATGACAACAGCGAGCACCCGTTGTTAAAGATGACAGAACGTTTCTTAGACATTGGCATTTCCTTGTTCTAGAGCTAACACAGCTTCGGCGCGCTTAAGTTTTTCCTTAAGATCAATGACGTCCTGTTCTCGAGCACGAATCATCATCTCTTTAGCTTTTTCCTTCAAGCGTTCGTCCTCAAACAAAAGAAGTTGAAGTCTCTGCGATTGGTCAAGGACTGATTCCTCAACGATATGAAACACAACGAGTTTGCACTCTGCCTTAGTCTTTTTGAAGACGTTTGTGATTATCGACTGTGCTGTGCTTTTGTTAGCGTAAAGCGACGCACGATCTGCTTCTCGAACCCACTGTGTCTGGTTAAGAAACACGTCGCGGGAATGATATTGAGACGTTTTCGAATTCGCTCGAAAGTGTTGTCCATTCGGGTGTCGAACCGCGTACAAAATACCACACGAAAGATTGCTCCCTTTTTCATCGGCCATATCAACACCTTATCACGAAAGGTTAATTGCTATACACTCTAAAATTGGCGAAGGCCCGGAAGTATCCTATCCGAGCCTTCTTTCGCTTTGTAATTCCCGAAGGACAATTACCGTCGTTGCGTTATGTTTAGTTCACACGTTTAAACCGATCAGGTCATTCCTAAGGTGCACTTGTTCTGCCATTAAACTACCACGTCATAATTTCACGACAAAAATCGTGGAGACGCAGGTGAGAATTGAACTCACATCAATGCACATATTTCAGCCTATCGGTGGTTGATTGAACTCTATTACCTTTCGCAATGACTCACTAAACCTGTTGCAATAGCTTCAGGTTAACGACCGCTTTGCCTCTGCCACTGGGCTACCTTCTCATATAGGATCATTGACGATCCGGTGAGAAGGGTAGGATTCGAACCTACGCTGTTCGCGGTTTTTTAAGCATCAGGCTAACGAATCAGCTTGTGCCTTCAACCCGATCGAACCCGAAGGTCAACCGAGCAGAAAATTGAATAGCTTTTCTCCAACCTTGACGTGTTCAACGTCACGAGAGTTTGCCTCAGATCTAGCGAACTTGACTGCCTTTTGCAGACGTTCAACACGATCGAGCATATCAGCTACCTTTTGTGCAGGCATTGCACCAGAAAACTTCACAGTCTTCCAAGTTCCAACGCCCTTATCTTCAAAACCTTCCTTCACGTTTGCAGGATGCTTGTCAGTTGCCGGTGACAAAACGAGCGGTACGAACACCTTCTTCGTTCTTGTCGTTTCAGACGGCTTTGAAGCGAATGAACCAACGTTCGGATCAAACGTCCAATCCTCAGACGGATCAAGCGTAGGAAGCTTGCTAATGAACGTATGAATATCAACGAGCTTCTTTTCGAGGAAAATGAGATACGTGACAGGAAGCGCCTTTGCGATCACTGTTTCACCCACAACAACATCGGCAACTGCGTGACAATTCGAAACATCCTTCGTTGCAGTCACATCAAATAGGTCAGTCATGACCTTCGCCATCTCGTTGAGAACATCATTCGTGTTCAACTGAATCTTCGTTGATTCTGAAGGGAGTTGTTCACCTGCCTCATCATTCGGTCGATACGTTCGAGAAATACCGGTCAAAAGCGCGGGCTTCTGCATCTTTTGATATGATGCTGTAACCGACTCATGACACTTATTCTTGACTGACTTTTCAACAGCGATAATCTGACAAAGTTTAACTGACATATTGTTCCTCGTTCCTTGAAACTAGACCATACTTCGACGGCCCTAGGTGTTCATCCATTTTTTTGCAAATAGCATTCTGTGAGATCTACTAGCCAAGCATCGATGAGTTTTCTGTCTGGCTCTCACCTCAACGAAGAGCTAACGTATAGCTCATTGCACTCTGTCTCGAGAGCATCAGCTTGTTCAATAATCTCATCATATGAGAGTGCACCATTACGAATCGCAATAAGCTCTTCCCTATCTTCTCGTTTTACATTTACTTTTCCCGTCGCGAGGATCTCTTTGCACATCCTCATCAGGCGAATCAAGTGCATAGCGTGTTTCGTATCGACGCCATGTTTTGCTTCAAGCGCGGAGCGCGCTGGATTTCTCGTCTTAACCCAATTGTTGTATTGGTCAAACTGGGTCTTCGCGGCCTGGTATTGCTTTTCTTTTGTGAAAAGCGTGATTACGTTCTTCGGAAGTTTCAGCGTTTCGATCAACTTGTCAGCTTCATCTTTTTGATTTAGCGCGTTAAAAGCACCAAGTTCTGACGCAGAAATAACATCATGACTTGACAGACCGAACTGTTCACGCGTAGGTGCCGATTCCGGTGGATTCATCAACCAAGATTTGTGAGTCTTAATTCGTTTCAATTGCGCTGTTGCGTAACCAGAAAAAGTGTGTTTTGCCTTCTTCGAGATAAAAGTCTCTCGCATCATTCGAAGCTCTTCACCAAACGAATCAATCTTGACAACATCGCTTTCATCGACGAAAAGAACCTCAATAATCGAAGGGTTACAATCGGACGCTAGCGTTACAAACTTGTCAAGCGAGTAAATAACGCTGTCAATGCCATCTGACTTCGATCCCATGTGTTCATGTTGTTCGAAACGATTCAAGAAACCAAGATAACACTCCTTTGGCTTTACACACACGCCCTTGAAATCCTCGTCAGAGGTTTCAACGTTTGTTCCGTAAGCGTGAGACCCGTGGCGCGCCAAATAAATCGTACGTTTTTCGTAATCGAAATTCACCGTCTAAACACCTTAACACAATGAATTAGTGATTTACACTGAAACGATTCGCGGGGCAGTGATGCCCCGCGAACTTCAACCCTCTGTGATTTTAACCTTATACGCAGGTTGTGCTTTGTATCGAGGAATCGCAATGTTAAGCACACCATTTTTTAATGTTGCTGAAATTCCTTGGTGATCATGACCGTACGGAATCGACCACGACTGCGCATACTTTTTTCCATATTGCGTATACGTTAATGCTATCAAAAACGTCCCTGATTTCGTTTGGGGATACGATTGATTCGCTAACGTAACATCAAGTGCAATGTCATTTAAACAAACACCTGGCAATTCAACAGACAAAATTGTCGGATCATCTTTATTCTTTGACGAAGAATCTGCAAACCAACTTCGTGGCTTTGTTTGAGACGTTAAGTTTAACTCACCAAAGATATGATCGAACACACTAGAAAATGAATCTGGACTGTAAAACAAACGATCACTATCAATTTGATTTTTACGATTCGACATGTTGTATCTGTACTCAGCAAGCATTGTTTTGTTTCACCTTTCTAAGGACCTTAAACTTAGTCCCGATGATAGGTTAACCATTAACTTTCGTTTGTACAGGCCTCAATAGTTGTTTAAAATACGTTGGTGATTTACGTCACCCTTCTTCATATACGCTTCATGTAGTTCATCGAGACTAACGCCTGAAGCAATCACTAACTCAAAATACAAGTGCAGCGCATCAACGAGTTCTTCTTTGTATGCTTCACGATCAATGTCCGGAATGTTAGTTGCGCGGTGAGATTTTGAATTTCTAAGATGTTGACCAGCCTCGAACAACTCTTCCATAAGATGATTCCTAATGTCCTTTAGAAACTGTTGACCTTTTTTAGAAGTAATGTCTGTTGGAAACACAGGAAACCCACGATGTTTTTGTAAAAGCACCATGAATTCATGTTGTTGATTCCACATCACTTCAAGGCGATCACCAAAAATTCCATTAGCGTCAAGTTTGATTTCCTTCGTTTGGTTAACATCCTTTTTCTTTATGACGAGTTCATCAAGAATGATGCAACCTATAACGACAACAAGTAAAAATATCGTTAACGTTATATCAATTGTTGCCATCTGGCGAACCCTTGGGCGCTGCTAAAACTTTCGCTTCAGCAAGATACTTTTCGTGCATGTCCTTGACGAGCTGTTTGTAATCATCAGTCAAAACAAGCGTCGCTGTATCATCCGAACTCGCTGGGTTCTGAGATACACTCACTTCATCGACTTTAAGTTCAACTTGCCGCAACAAATCTGCTCCGTCAAGACCGAGCATCATTGCCTCTTGAAAAATCTGAATGACACGTCGTGATACGTTATCTGATAGTTTAAATTTCATCGTTATACCTTACTCCTTCGTCCAAAATTTGTCACTGTCTTCGTCACGCGATGTGCTTTTCATAATTCGCCTTTGCACTTGTTGTGGCGTTCCAATATTATTAATGATTCGGTGATCAACAGGGTGCGATTCTGCCCAAGCCCGATATCCTGACTTGACCATCGCTTGAAGTGTTGTGTCAGTTTCATACGTATCAGCTTTATCATTACGATTGAATCGAGAACCCTCTAACACTAGTGTCAAATCAGGCCGAACGAGTAATGAATACAAAAATCGATTGAACGCGGGATTAACACCCGTTGCATCGCCGTAAACGACTGCCGAAAGACTCCAACGGTCTAAAATAACGTAATCATATGTCAATCGCAAATACAGTAAAACTGTGAACTGAAACAGGAATTTGTTCACAAATTGAACGAACTGAAACGCATTCGGAAACCGTTTTGCATAACCATTGTGTAACATCCAATAGATCACACGATGTGTTATGAAATCATTGAAAGGCACTTCCTTTCTGACTGCAGTGAAACAAAACTTTTTCAACTTTTCGACAAGCATTTTTGATTGTGTAGCCTTGCCGACGCGATCAGGACCTTCAATTGCGATGAGCTGTTTTCCAAATACCTTCATAGTGATTTTCCTTGCATCTTGAAATTGTCCTCAAATGGAATTTCTTTTCGAAACTGTTTCCAACCTCTAAAGTTACCGCAAAAAACGCGAGACGGATCAACATCTACGAATCCGCTGCTACTCTCAAGTTGCCAGATGATTTCTGACTGAGCATCATCATTTGACATTTGCGTAGCTGCATGTTCAAATGGACTCATGTGTCCTGACGTTTTAAGTCTAATTGCTAAATCGACATCTGCTTGAGGATCACGAATGCCATCATGTGTCAAATAACTCACTCGAGCACAACGACCCACGCAAATCAGTTTGATCTGTTCGAGTGAATATCCTTCGTTAACTAGCTCAACAAAATCATCCACTAAAGGAAGATGCCATTCACCTTCAGACATAATTCTCTGAACAGATGTACGCCGAGCTTCAAACATCATCTCGGCAGCTTTTCTGATCTCCGGTTGGGCATCAGGACTCATTCTAAGCGCATCCCAATTATCCCATTCGGTTGAACTAACAATGATTGTCTGCCAGCAAAACGGTTCAATAAGTCTGTTTGCTAATTGCTTATGCACGCCTTTTTGCGCTAATGCGCGAGCATGCGTAACAGCATCTTTACAAGCAGACATCCAATCTTCACGTGCTAACCTTGCTGAAGCGTCATCAAGATCTTCACTTGCTTGCATTCCCTTTTGGTTCTTACCAAATGATTCAGGAATAAATGGATCGCTCTCAACCATTGAAATTCGCTTTTCAACTGGAATTGCTCGAGAGGAAGCACTGTTTCGCGAGAAGACCCTATGGGTGTTGAATTCGGCTAAAACGAGGCGTGGGATCGTTACTTCTAACGTAGATAGCCTCACTCCGTGTTGTGACAAACTATCTTTTAAGACTTTCGCAGAAAACGCCATCATCAACCTCCATACACGCGTGAACATTCACGCATTGTGTTATCGTGAATCTCAAGAACCTTTGGAATCGAACCATCGCGTTCAGTTTGATAACCCCCAGCTAGATTCCAAGCAACTGGGACACCTTGTTCATGCAAAGAATTAAAGACCATTGCATCGCGCAATCGAAGTTGCTCTGTTGTCAGCCAACCCCCGAATGGGTCATTGATGTGAGGATCTGCGCCGGCTTGATACAGCACCACATCACAATGCGCAAGCCAATCTAAATGGTCAGGCAGATGTCGAAAAAACTGTGCTGCTTGACTCGGGTCATTAAAATGTGCACCGCCAGTGAAGTGTCTAATCCAGTCGATTTTTGATTGACGAATGATATCATCAGTTCCGTTTCCGTAATGCATGTCAAGATCAAGAATACCAACTGACTTAACGCCTTCAGCTTTAAGAGCCAATGCTGTCACCATGAGACCATTAAACGTACAGTAACCCTCTGCTGAAGAAAAACCAGCATGATGAAAGCCAGAAACAGGCGCAACTGCGACGCTCTTGGTCTTGATCGCGTGGCGCGCTGCGCTGAGCATCGCTCCATTCGTATATGGCAACGAGGCAGCAACTTGTGGAGACTTATTGTCAAAGCCGTTTTTTCGTTTGCATGCTAATACTTCTTCCACGAATGTTCTATCGTGCGCGCGGACTAATTCATCAAATGTTGCCGGCATAGGTTCTTGCACATCAATCAAGAATTGTCGTTGCCATGATTCAACGACTTTTATCGGTTTTGCGGCACTTGGTGAGGCGCTTTGAGAATCAGCGACCATCTTGGGTGTATAGAACACAGTGATTGCATTTGTCATAAATGATCTCCATGAACGTTATCTGCTTTTTCTGAAATCGCTAACATCTCTCTAATTCGATCGTAATCCTCAATTTTAAGGATGCAGCAATCGTAAGGCTGATAACGATCATAGTTGTCTAAATTGAAAACGTAAGCAAACGCTAGCTTCACTCGGTGCCAAAACTTAAGATACTTGTCAAGCGCAACGTCAATCGAGATCTCTCCCGTCTGAGTGTCGACTTGAAACCTAACATTATGCCCCGGACTCAAACATACGCACTCTAAGCGCTCTGTTAACATGAGCCTAATCTACTTCACGTGTCTAAAAAGAACAAACGTTAAGTGAGGTCTTATGTTTGTCGAGTAAACTGAAACAAAGCATCTTCAAGGAGAGCATTCGCCTTCTCTTCAAGATCTTCGGCCACTAATTCAACAGCCGCAATCGACTGACGTTGTTCAATTGCAGTTGACGACTTATTGGCAAGGACGTACCTAAACATGTGTTGCTTAAGTTCGTCAATGTACTTCTTCGTGGCTGTCCTCAAAACGTGTTCTGGGATGCCACGAAGGTACTCTTCGTTTAAGTTGCTACGCGTTCTTTTCAAATGAATTCGCCATTATGTAAACGATTAACAACTTCATTAATCATTTCGTCAAACATCGCCTCAGCTACTTCTACAGCTTTATCACACTGACGCTCCCATTCACCATCTTCTGCAACAGCTTGAACCGGATCACTGTCAGGATTATTCATAGCAACTAATTCACTTCGAAGTTTTTCAGAATCGAGAACACCATCGAATGTAAACCCATGTGCCATTGGATTCATTGAATTAACTTCATAAGCTTCCTTGATCAAGGAACGAAGTTGTGTCGCAGAAAGTTTGATAGAGCTTTTCATGATCATTAAATAATCGTCCTAAATTGAATTTTACGCTTTAAAAGATCGCTATGATGATACACGTAAACTACGCACATTTTGACGCCCCACAGTCCGCACACGTAGAACACCCTTGTTGATACTTCAAATTAACGCTTCCGCACTCTGAACAAGTTTTCTCAACTGTGACTTTCGTGCCATCTGGGATATAGTTTTTACTAAACGTTCGTGCTAATACGTTTGAGAACGAAAACAATTCCGAGTGTTTGTCCTTACGTAATTGTTCAACAACATATTGCACCGGCGTTCCGTGTCTTAACGTTAACGAAAGTGTGCGCGTGAGAGCGCCATGAGTCGGATTAGAAAATTGACTCACAATATCCTTGATCGTCATCTCATCATCATCACCAACTGGGATTCGAAGATTATACGTCGCAACACCATCTTTCTTACCGTTCTTGATAAGAACACCTGTCTTTGCTTTCTTTGGAACTTCAACGTTTTCTTGAAGACCGGCGAAGACTTCATATGGTCGACCATTGAATAGACCAATTAGAACAAGGTAACTCTCACCCTGAATTGTGGCCCTATGAATGTCACACGGCAATTCCTTTGGCCTCTTAGGGGCATGTGAGTCAATTATTTTCTCAGGCTGCTCGTCACCCTCGTTTACAGTATTTGCCTTTACAATGACAGCATCACGTGAGCCGACGCGATAGACAGTTACGCCTTTGCATTCGGTTTTCCACGCGTGCCAACAGAGACCTTCGATAGTTTCAACAGTTACGTCTTTTGGTGTGTTGACTGTGTTTGAAATCGAATGATCAACCCACTTTTGCGCTGCGGCTTGCACGTTGATCTTTTCGATGTAGTCGATTTCTTCGACTGTTGAACCATGATAAGGTGAATGGGTTGTGTCTTTATCACTAGCAACATTCATCCAAAGTTCAACGCCTGGATGAAATACCTTGTACGCTTGCCATTTATCGCCCTTTGCATCTACACGATCAACTCGCGCTGACTTATCGCTAGCGGTGATTTTTTTGTAGCGCACTGCTTCCAAGAACAACACTGGTTCACAACCTGAAGTTGTCGCAGTCAAGATTGACGTTGAACCAGCGGGCGCTGTCGTTAGGTTTGCAATGTTCCTACGACCACGTTGCTCATACTTTTTAACGTAATCGTTTCCTAATTCAGGCAACACTCGTTCCAAGAATGGATTTTTACTATCTCGTTCGAGTTGAAGATCAAAGACGCCAAACGCCCCGCGTTGTTCAGCCATGTCAATCGACGATTGATAAGATCCAATTGCTAAAGTTTTATAGACTTTTTCAGTGAGTTCGACGCTCTCTTGAGAACCGTAATTGATACCAAGATATGCAAACAGATCACCTAACGCTGTGATCCCTAGACCGGTTCTACGACCATTTGCCGCAGATTCCTTGATTCGTTTCCAGAGTTCAACTTCAACTCGTTTAATGTGTTCAGGTTCTGGGTCTAATGCAATCTTTTCTAGAATGCGATCAATCGCTTCAATTTCTAAATCAACTAAATCGTCCATAAGTCGTTGCGCAACGTATGCAACGTTCTTAAAACGCTCAAAATCAAATCGAGCCTCTTTTGTAAACGGACTAACAACGAATTTCACAAGATTAATCAACATCAAACGACAAGCGTCACCCGGTGGAAGCGGTAATTCTGCGCAGTTATGAACTAAAATTTCATTACCAAAAAAACAACTAGTTTCTGGTACGTTTAGATCATAGACAGCTTCTTCACCGTCTTCTTCGATTTCTTCTATTTCAATGAATTGCGGCATTGTTTTCATCCTTATGTAACCTACGAACTTTTTTCCATTCCCGAAGAAGACTTTTCATATTGTAAATTTGATTAAGATCATTTTCATCTATGATTTTCAAAGAAAAGTCAAATTCTTTCGATGCTAGTTTCGCTTTTTCTAATCTTTTTTTCGCAGTCTCAAAATAAAGCGATTTAACTTCAACGATTTCAATGAGATGATCTTCTTGATCGTAGATGAAAAAATCAGGTCTATATCTTTCCCCAGTAGAAAGAAGATATGATTCTTTTTCAAATTTCCAATTTGCTAAGATTGAGTCAAGATATTTTGCATACGCATATTCCCAACTACTTCGCAACCAAACTTCATCACCGTGTCTTGTAACGTATATTCCCTGTACCCCTCGCTCTTTTCGTTGAAAAGATTTTGTAGTCCAATCAACAAAATTTTTCTTTGCATAAGCATTAATTGAACGTATACGTCGCAAGTCATCTGTGACTGTACGTTGCTTTAAATCTATGTGTAAATCACGTAAAATACGACGAATACGTGTATATGTCATATCACAGCCAATCAATTTAACCATAGTCTTAAGACCGAATTCTTCATATAGACTACTGATCTCATTTTTCAATTCATCTTGAAAAAGATTGAAAACATCTAAACGTTTTTTCATCACACGTTCTTTAACATATGACAAATCAATCAATTCACGAATTCGATGAAGTTTGAGATCATCTACTTCTTTTCCATACCAATCCATGTGAATATGTATATTACACGGATTCAATAGACAAAACTTTGTCTTCTTTCGTTAGAGCGTCGGCGCGTTTCCAGCCATGATCCGTGTAAACCAAATGATCACCAGTCAAACGAATCGATCGTCCATTCTTAAGCTTTAAACGTAAGACTTTTGCCTTATCGCGAGTTTTGAACGCGGTTGCTTTTGACATGATAACTGCGTTTAGTTTTTCATCATAAGTCTTAACAAAGAATTTCACATTCATGTCCGCTAACTCTTTGACTGTTTTTACGCCTGCATTTGTTTCAACTAATGTTGAGCCAACCACACATGGATTTGTTGACGTTGTCTTAAAACCAAAATTTTTATAGATGTCCGCGGGCGAATTTTTGATGATTGTGTCCCAAAAAAGAATGCCTGGTTCTGAACAATCACGCATCGTGCAACAGATGTCAGACCACACTGACTTAGCATCGATCCAACGTTCTACTTGTGGTTTTTCTCCCGATTTGAGTTCAACTGGAAAACGTTGTTGGTACTTTTCACCTTTTTCAACAGCATTCATGAATTCGTCAGTAACCCGTACAGACACGTTTGCGCCAGTGACTTTTGACCTATCGCGTTTGATATTGATAAACGTCAATACGTCTGGGTGATGTACTGAAATGGTCTGCATGAGCGCTCCGCGTCTTCCACCTTGAGCGACCTCACGACACGTGTTGCTATAACGTTCCATGAATACGCCCAAACCGTCAGTCGTTCGAGCAGCGTTTGCAACCTGTAAACCAATCGGTCGTAACGTTGAAACATCGATTCCAACGCCGCCGCGGCGTTTCATGATCTGCGCTTCTTCTTGATCGGTGTGAAGAATTCCACCATAAGAATCATAAGGCGATTCAATGACAAAGCAATTACTTAACGATTGTAATTGATAAGGATTACCGAGTGCAGACATCGGACTCCCTTGCGGTACAATCGTCCAATCATTAAACAACTTAAACACAGCGTCTTCAGTCAACGCATTTGGATACTTCGCCTCAATACGCGCGAACTCTTTTGCCATACGACGATGCATTTCGGATGGTGTTTTCTCATAAATGTTCCCGGCAAGATCTTGCAACGCATATTTGCCAACGAATACGTCAGCAGCTAATTCGTCTCCTTTGAAATAGTCAAGCGATGCATCACGAACCTCGTCATAGCTGTATGTCTTCATCAAAGATCTTTCTTTGTCAATTGTGGCCAGTCTCTCGTAAAACAGGTGCACACGTGGTCTTGATACCTATCAGCCCAACTATGATCGTCATGATATCGTGTCTGAAGGTCGTTGTAGCGTATCATCGTTCTTTAACTCTTCCCACTTCTTTTTAAGCGCACCTTTAAGTCCTACTTCGTCTTCGCTTCGAGCATCGTCCGGACTCGCAGCTTTTCCAATAATCTCAAACTTACTCTTTGACGTATCAATCCGAATTGGAAAAACAATACCATCGCGGCCGGCACGATTTTTTGCTACGAAAATCCGACCATAACCACTAGACTTCTCATGAGCTCGTCGAGAAATTGACAATACAACGTCAGCAACCATTGCTTTTCCATACGCTTCTGACATGTTGCCAAGATCAACGAGATCACTATTCGCACTCTCTTTATTTGCTTGCGAAGCAGTCCAAACTGGAAGCTTTTTCTCGCCGGCAAAACCTCGCAGTTCTTCATAAACTAACTTAAGCTCATGACGAAGCGAATCATACTGACGTGTTGAACGCATAATATCTGCGTAATCGATAAGAACAAGTCCGGGTTTGAATCCCTTCAATTCAAGACGTTCCATATGACTTCGCAACGTATAAATTGACGCTGAATTCGTTGGAAAATATTTGATCTTTAAACCACCAAGCGACATTGATTTGTATTTCTCAATGATGCTATCCTTTTCAGCAATCACGTTGTTTGAATCGATATCACAAAGATTTGAATCGTAACGTCGACCAACAGCAGCCTCAGACAACTCAAACGTGTAATGAAGAACGTTAATGTTATTGATCAAAGCGTTAACACCAAGTGCCGTAAGAAAGTGTGAATTATGAGATAACACGTTATCAGCGAAATATGAGTGTGCAATCGACACTTGCATATCACAAAGACGTTCAATTTCATTAACGGTTTCAACGCTAACGCATCTTCTCCAACCTTCACGAGTAAGGATCAAATTGTTATTTTGTAGATCTTCAACCTTCACCCATTCGTTAACATCACCGTTTTTTCGCATGATGATATGTTCTGGGGAGCATTGTAGAAATGGAACACAATCCTCAAGTACAATTTTTGTTGATCTGTGAAACAGCTTAACTTGCCGTTCTGGTTTCGTCCATCTAAAACCCTCAACCGGATAATACATGTCAAGTGAAAGCGTTTCAATTCCCCATACGTTTTCTACGTAACTGTCACCAGAATCATCGCTGGGATTTGAATCGTTGGAAAATCCAACTTGTTCGAACAATTCACCGATCTCAAGCGTTTCTACTACATCGCAAAATTCAATTGAAAGCATCTTTGATCCTTTTCATACATGTCATCTTATCAAGATGCCATTCAGATTCCCAAACAACAATGACCTTATAACCTGCTTCACATAACTCATTAAGTTTACGTTCGTTTCATCTTAACACGAACACTAGACGTAAACATACCCATAATTGCATTAGGATATCGTTTTTGGTATTCAGATACTGAAACATCGTGAGTCATTGTGACATGTCGAACTAATTGGGTTGAACGAAAATCACATAATTCGCACTTGAGCGTTTCAGTTTCATCACATTTTAGAACTTTTAACATCGTTTCACGATCATGTTTTCGTCGAACATGCGTTTTGAGACTATTCGCGTTTTCATAACTCGCATCACAACTTGGGCATTTAAGCGAGTTCGTCTGTTACAACGACGTCTTTTGCGAAGACGATTCCTCGTTTAGTTGCGACTCTATCCCATGGTCTGAAAGGCATTCCATTGATTTTGATTCCGACATATTTAATGTGTATCAATGAATGTCTATTAGAGCATTTGCCGACGCCCGTATTGGCAACTATGCAACCTAATTCGCCGGCGCCTAGGCCACCGTTTAAAATTTCCTTTTGATCAATTTCAGCTAAACCAGTTGCAACAGCGTTCCTTTCAAGATGAGTAAACCTAGCCTCATAGTCTTGAAAGAAATCATGGCCTAATTGTGGTGTCGTTCCAACACAAACAGCCTTTTTAATACCTTCAACGATTTGTTCGTATTTTTCAGCCTGGATCTGATCCACGGCATTTTCAAGCGCTTGTTTTAGCGCTTGTTTTCTACAGAAATCTAATGTCTTCTCCTTAACATAAGGAAGATCACCGGGATCCGGATTTGAACGCATTCGCGTCAAATAGTCAATGATTTGATCTCTCAAAACAACGTCGGTTCCAGTCCTAAGCTCATCACGAATGATGGTCACTAGAAGCTGCAGCGTTGGAAACACCTTATATTTTTTTGCGTGTCCAAAGTAACGATCTGCTAAAAACTCGAGATACTTCACGTCAAAATACGAAACATCCAACACTTCAACGAGTTGGTCTGCCCACATTTGATCTGACAATAACGCCTGCAAGATTTTTTCTTGAAATCCGCGACCATAATCACCAAATGTTGGCTTCTTTGTTCCTGCGATCAGTTGACCATCAATCATCAATCATCTCCAGTTTTATATGCAATGCCTTCAATACAATTGAACGCGTAAAAAAATCCTTCGACATCAAAATCTCCGATGCCTTCCTTCACAAGCTGTTTAACGAAACCCATTTTGTCAACCTTAGGCTGTGATGACGCAATGACATAATCAACAGACGATGCCTGTGTTGCAGAAAGCATGCTGCCGTCTAAAAAGACTAACGACCAATTTCTTCTTAAATCTTCCTGTTGTTCATAAACTCGCTTATGAATTCGAGACTCATCTTTGTGACTCGCAGCATAATCAATTACGTCCTGTAACATAACATTCGATTCAGTTCCCAAGAATGGATACAACTTTGAAACTGTCTTGAAACCGCAACCTTTTATGCCTGGGACGTTGTCACCAAAATCACCGCACAATGCTTTTGCTAATGCAAAATTTTGAGCTCGAACACGAAACGTTGTAAGAATGTCTGTTTCTGTGACAAACGTTTTCTTGTGAAAGCTATACACTTTCGTGTTTTCATCTAGCAACTGATACATGTCTTTGTCAGACGATGCGACGATCTTTTGTTCGCTTGCAAACTTGCGACACAGGTAAGCAATCAAATCATCACCTTCACAATCTGAAACGTACAATTGACAGACTGGAATACGTTTCAACATGTTTAAAAGCACGAAGACTTGATGTTTTTCATTATCAGACGAATCTGGGATATCGTCACCGTAAAACCGGTTTAGTCTCATTGGTTGACGCTTTAGTTTGTATTCTGGAAAGATCTTTCGACGACGTTGTGAACCTCCACCTTCCCATGCAAGATACACGGCTTTAGGTTGCATTTCATTCACAAGCCGCCGCAACGTTTTTAGAAATCCAATACAACCGCCCATCTGATAGCCGTTTAACGACATCTGTGGAAATGCTGCATAGCAACGCATAAACAAATTCATTACGTCAACTATCAGAATTGGACGATCAATATTTTCAGACACCCGTTGAACCTAAGCCACCCGAGCCTCTTTGTGTCACTGTCTGATCACCTTCTGCTACTTCTACAAACGTTGCTCGTGTAACTGGAGCAAACACTAATTGGGCAAATCTATCGCCGCGATTAATCGTAATCGGTTTTGTCCCGGAGTTATACATCAACACCTTAAGCTCGCCTCGAAAGTCACTATCAATCGTCGCGGGTGCATTTAACACTATAAGCCCATGACTGTTCGCTAGCCCAGATCTTGACCTGATTTGACATTCGTGACCACTAGAAAACTCTAGTTTAAGCCCAGAGTCCAATAATACTCTCTCACCCGGACGAATTATCACGCTTCCCGGGCCAGGCCAAACCACATCACATCCTGCAGAACCCGGCGTTTGATATTCAGGAATTGGAACATTCTTCGTTCGGTGAACTTTTACGATGATATCTTCACCAATCACTCGACACCTTCATCAGTCTCAGGTGATTCACCCTCTGAAGTTTTGTCAAATGGAACAATCGTATACGCAGCATCAATCACCTTGTCAACAAAAAGTTTAAACAACGGATCGATCATGATTTGATCAAATTCAGATTTATAGAATTTCTTTTCTATGAAAACTTCACCAGTTTCAGCGTCAACAACATTCAATTCTCGCCAAGATTGAGCTCCTGAAATCGAAATTTCTGCTTTTTTTGAAACGCCACTTTCATTTTTGTATTCGCAATACACTTTGTTGTCTGCGCAATAAGACCTTAACTCATCGAACACGTACTCATGTTCAACAATTCCCTTACCGAAGATGATGTCAAACTCATACTTCTTAAAAGGCGGCGCAACTTTGTTCTTCTTGATCGTCATAATGACGTGGATGCCGATGACATTTCCCTTTTTGTCCTTAACTTGCGTTCCCGACGTAAGTCGAATACGAATGCTAGCGTGATAAGGAATAGCCTTTCCACCGGGCGTAATA